CCCCTTACCAGCTGCTATAGTCGTGTCATGAAGAGTAGAATCAATACCGTTAATTGTTACAGTTGAACCGCCTGATGTTCTACCTGTTGTAGTTACACCAGATCCATTAACAACAAGACCACCAGCATCTGCTATAGATACAATAGTACCTGTTCCATCATCAGGATCAGGGTTAGTATTAGGGAATGATTGATCATCAGCTATTGGTACAAAACCACCAGCATCATTTAATAAGCTAACTATTTGATCGTTAACGGCTTTTGCAGTAGGTAGCTGAACATCAGTAGAGCTTCCGCTAACCGATGTGACAATGCTCTTGCCATCCAACAGGTTAAGCTCAGCAGTAGTAGAGGTAAGAGCTGTACCACTCGCCAAAATAGAAGCAGTACCTGACTGCATACCAGCAAGCGTGACGAGTTCAGCATCAGCAATCTCCGAAGTACCTACGGCATTTTCTTTTATATGTTCTGCCCCTATTGAATTATCAGCTATATTATCTCCATCTACGCAATCTGCTGATAGGTGTACATGATCAATACTACCGTCTACATATTGGTCACTGTCAACTGAGTTAGCTGACATGTGAGCCAGATCTATTGACCCATCTACGTATTGGTCACTGTCAACTGAATTTGCAGACATATGTGCAAGGTCAATTGACCCGTCTACATATTGATCACTGTCAACTGAGTTCGCTGACATATGGGCTAGATCTATAGAACCATCAACATATTGATCACTATCTACAGAGTTTGCAGACATGTGTTCTAAGTCAACCGCACCTGCAGCTATATGTTCTGAGTTAATAACATCATCTTGAATGTTATCACCATCTATTATATCATTAGCTAGGTGTACATGGTCTATCGACCCGTCTACATACTGATCACTATCTACAGAATTAGCAGACATATGTTCTAAATCAATAGAACCTGCTATATAATGTTCTGAGTCAATCTGATCATCTGCTATCTTAGCACCTGTAATTGCATCATTTGTTATTTCACTTGTTTTTACTAATTGTTCTTTTTCTTCCCAAATAGCAAATAAGCTTTGTTTTTGATTATCATTTAAGTTCCCTGCTTTAACTGAAGATCCTGCTGCATAAATAGCTTTAGGATCATAATCTCCAGTATTTGTACTTACATCTGTATCACGATAAATAAGTATTTTCTGCCCAGTAGTAGGTATATTACCTGATGTAAATACAACTGTACCACCACCAGTAGTTGTGTAATTTGTTATATCATAGTGTGTGGAAGTTGTTTTTAGTACTCCTTCTACTTCTATTTTTACGTCTGATTTTTGAAACGAAGGAAAAGAGAACGCCTTATTATTGTTCCCATCCCCTGTATAGTCTACATAAGATGTTGCCATTGTTATTTATACATATTTAGGATGGGTAGAGTATTTGGAAGAGCAGATGCAAGATTTACAGTTTCTCTTTGTTTATCAAGTCTTCTTTGTTTTTTAATATACTTATCATTAGATAGGATAGCAATTCTTGGATCACTTTCTATTCTAAGCCAAGCTATTTCACGAGCTTCTTCAAACAATTCATCTATAGCATAATTATGATAATAGTCCATTGCTTGATATTCACCTCTTTTACCACTTCTTATATCAAAATACATTTGATTAAGAGATGCTTGTACCCGTTTCTGTCTAGATAATCTAGCTAATTTAACTTCTAAATTTTGTTTACCTATCTCTTCTTGATACATTGATCTTATTTCTGGATAATCAGTAAGATCTATACCAGTTGGAGAGAAGTATGTAGCTATTCTTAAATCATAACCACTCTGGAATAGGAACTCTTTACCTCTACCATAGTCTAAATTAAAATTAACTGGTATAAACATGTTCCATGCTCTAGTTATAAAGTCATGATCTTTAATTGGTCTACCAGTAAGAAGATCGTATTTAATTGGTAAAGGTTCTTCTGCTAATCCTTCAGTCATTAAGTTTCTATTTCTCATTGACTGCAATACACCAGAGGATAATTCTCTAGTATATGGTGTGAATAGTTTACCTAAATCATTTCTAAGACTTGATAAAGGTACTTGATTATTTAGTAATCCACCTGCTATACGTTCTAATTGACCGGGTTTACCGCTGAATAATTCTACAAACTGTTGCATACCAGCAAGATATGACTTACTAGCAAAACCTTGTGCAATAACAAGTCCAGTTTTCTGTAGATAATCTTGTGTCCATTCATCTCCCATAAGAAGACTATTATCACCTATATCAGCAATTAATGAAAGTATCTGGTTAAAAGGTTCTATTGCATCATAGCCTACCCATACACCACCTATCTTAATACTTCTTGGTATATATCCTGCATCTATCCACATTTGCCGTTTCTGTCTATCAGTAGGACCATTACCAGTAAGGTTACCACTCATAAAGGCTTGGCTAGCCATAAAGATAACACTTGATCCCATAGCTAATCTACCTGTTTGTAATGCCTTAGCATTAGCAAGTTCAGTAGCATTAGTAATACCATATTTAGCAACGTCAGTCAGATCGTCTGGTCTAGCAAAGGCAATATCATTAAATTCTTTAACTAAGAAATTTAATCCGGGTGTATGTTTAGCAGTTAACGCTAATCCATTAACACCAGTTCTAGCAAAAAGGAAGAATGGTCTAGCCCATGGGTTAGCACTAAATACATCATTTAATCCTTTAGAGAATCCAGTTAAATCTTGAGTAAGAGTAACTTCTCTACGTGCGTATTTAGTAGCTTCATCCTTGATATTCCCATCTGAATCAAATATTTGTGCAAAGAAATCATCTTCATAAGCTTTCATTAACTCATTATCAATAGTAATCGGCTTACCGTTACTTTGAGCATCCATAGCAGAACGTAATGCCTTCTCTCTCATCTTAGCTCTACCTAAGATATGTGCGAAAGCATCATCAGTAGCTGCCATTATCTTAGTAGAATATGTTAGAAAATTACTCTGATTAGCAGCTCTAGCCATATTAGCCATTTTAAATAAAGCTTGATCTCCTACACTAGCTCTACCACTATCCTCATAATATCTTCTAAGAAGTTCCCAGTTATTATCATCTTGAGTAAATTCTACAAATCTAGTCTTTATATTTGCTACATCTCCACTCCAGTATGAGTTTAATTTAGTAAAGAATAATTCATAAGCTTCTGGTATAGCTTCCATCATAGCATTCATAGACGCTAATCCAGATCTTACTCCTGTAAAATCTCCAGTAAATGGTAATCTTAAAACAGCACCTAAAGTAGTAGCAAAGGGTCTTGTGAATGTAGCACTAGCAGTACCTAATAATGCTCTAAAAGGTGTCTTAGGTCCACTAAGTACACTATGACTAAACATAGTTTGAAGTTCTCTGATTAAAGCTCCAGTTCTTTCTGGACTACCTTCAGATAACCTACCACCTTTAATCATTTTTCTAGCCCAAGCATCAAAATCATCTAGGTTATTAACAGTTCTCATGCTAGAGAATACTTCAAATAAAGCATTCATCAATTCATCACTAGTATCATTCTTAGCTATATCAAGAATAGCCATGATAGAATCTCTAGTATCTGCCATATCTTTAGCTACAGTTTGTTCTAAGAACTGCTTCTGTTTACCAGCTCCTAATGCTCTAAAATTCTGTGACTTCATAACTCTAGCTCTTTTGGCTTCAGTTAATGCAGTCATTAAAGTATCAAAGACTTGTTTAGCTGGACCATCAATATCAGCAAGATCTTTATATTCTGCTAGTTCTCTACCAGCTATTCCTAGATCTCTTAGTTGTTTAATAAGAGTACCAGTTACCATATCTGTTACTACTACATTCTGAGATGTTATTGTAGTAATAGTATCTATAACATTACCAGTAGAATCTGTTACATCGTATGTATCAGAAGCTCTTAGAATTTCTTCTAAGTATTCTTCTGTAGTTAATTCAGCAGCATCTCTTCCTAATGTAATTCTTTGATGAGCTTCTAATGAATCACCAAATACTTCTAAAACAGTTTGATTTCCCTCTTTTAATTGTTTAATAGTTTCATTAAACTTAGGTTCACTATATAAACCACGTAATATACTTTGAGCTACTTCTTCTGGCATCTTACCAGTTTTAGCAGCACGTTCAGTTAAGATAGGTCTTACAATAGATCCTGTAGATCCTTCTTCAGATCCCCATTCTTTTCTTGTACGTTGTTGTGTTTTCCATGCTTCATACGGTGTTTGTTCTGAAGTATAGGCTGCTTGATGTTGATCAGCTACTGGTTTATTTTTAGCACCACGGAATTCCGTTTCAAAATCTCTTAGCTCTTGTAAACCTTTTTGTACTGTTATTTCTTGTACATTTCTATTACGAGCATCAACCTTGGCTTTAGCACCTCCTTTAGTAAGAGCCATACTAACACCATCAAATATAAGACCAATACCCATTCCTTCAACGATGTTTTTTAATTTGTACATTAATGGATGCTCACCATCTCTTGTACTAAGAGGGGTATCCATCCATCCAAATCTATCTCTAAGCATAGCTAGAGCATTATCACCTTCTGAAGTTTTCGATATTAAATCTGCACCAGCACCTATTGCAGCAGCTCTAAGTAAACTGTAACCAGCTATACCTGTTAAAGAAGCAGGGGCTGAAATACCCGCTGCACCAGCTGCTGCTGTTATACCAAGAGCTAATGTACCGAAGTGTACTGTACCTCTTAATAACTGACCCCACCATGTTCTTGTTTCTATAGGATTCTCGTAAGAATTAAAAGGAGTCCATTCTGGTACATATTTACCTTTTTCTTTTATTTCTCTCTGCATTTCACCAGAGAACATATCTACTGTACGCTCTGGTAATGTAGCAACAGAAGATAGTGTATCTTGTACACCACCTGTTAAAACTGTTTGCAGTTCTTTTGCAACACCTTTAAGACCCCAACCTTCTGGGTTATCTCTTGCATCTTGTTGTACATCTTCATAAGCAGCATCTATTTTATCTTGTTCTTGTATTTTAGCTTGCTGCGCTTGATGTGTTCTAGCAATATCTGCTAAATAATTTGGATCTTCTATTGATTCATCAACCGAACCACCTAGAGGATTCATTGGATCTAATACCATCTGTTTACCTTAGTAACTTATTTACTAACACTTAATTCCTCTAGAAGTGCCTTAGCAACATCTGGTAATAAATGTTTTATCTGTAGATAGGGTGTGTTCATCAATTGTGGATATACGTCTTGTAATTCGTTTGCTAAATCTATAGATATATTTAAAGTTTGAGCCCATACTTGAGAGGAAGCTCCATTTAATGTTTTATGGTGATCTAAATCTGCTCTTAATTTTAAAAATACTAATTCATCTTGTAAGTCTTGATCGAAAACCCGATTATAGAAAGATCCAGCTTGATCATTTCTACTTAACATATTATGTATATTTAATAAGTCTTTACCTGTAAGACCATACATACCTACATTAAAACCTTCTTTGACTCCTACAATTCTTCTTACTCCATCTATATTTTCAAATTCAAAAGCTTGCTCAAAGATATCCCCATAAGTCATTTCACTTGCAGGTTTAGCAGTTTCTATCACCTTACCATTTAAAGATATATGGTCATACCCACCTACATCTCTATTAATTTGTAGCCTATCCATTGCTTCAGCAAATTCTAAATGAGTATTATCACCGTCTTTGGCTAAACTTAATACTCTATAAGTCATACCACTTTGGGTTTTATACTGGCTAAGTTTACCATTCTCATTACTGTAATCTACTTTTATACCTTCAGGTATTCTACCTGTGGCTTCTAATCTAGCTGTGATTAAATCATGAGCATTTAGACCTGAATTTCTAGCAATGATTTGCCATTCTGGTGGAGGAGATTTACCTAATTCACCTTTTAAATATTGTTCCCCTAATACTAATAGTGGTTCTTCCCATGGTCCAAGTACTTCTTCTTGAGTAATAATACCCGGATTAGCTTTATAAGCTTTAGAAAATTCGTTAGTAGAGGTTCTTAATTCAATTGCAGCAGAACTAGGTTTACCAAGAGTTGCGAAATAATTAGTATCCTTTTCTAAAATAGTTTTAAATTCTGTCTCTACAGCTAAATTACCAGCTTCCTTTGCTCTAAGTATCCGATCATTAATATCTAAACCTTGTATATTTCTAGTTTCAGCCATAGAAGCACTATAGCCTTTTATAAAAATTCGATCAGCTTCATTGTATATATTATTTAATTCAGTAGGACTAAAGCTTTTTCTACTAAGTGTCTGTTGTGCTATAGTGAGGCCGGCAGCTCTAGGTTGAGTTTCCCATCCTGCTGGTAATATATCATTAGCAATTCTTTTCCATTGATCTCTAAACTCAGTAGGTATTCTTGCTATCATATCATCAGTTATAGGTATTTGCCATTTCTGATGATACTCTAATGTTCTCTTTAAATCAGGCCAAGGTATAGGAGATTCTAATGCAGAGATCATATTCTGTAGATCTTGAGGATAAGGGAATGCTCCAAACTTATCATCCCATTTTGCTTTTGCTTCTTCTATATCTTGTCTAGCTCCTAATATACCTTTTTCTTGTACAGCTATAGTTGCAGTAGTTACAACATCTGTTTTTTGAGCTTCAATATTTCGATATGTATCATTCATATTTTTAGTATTTTTATCTCTAGCTGCATTATATAAAGCTTGGTACTCTTTAGGCCAAAGATCTTTTAGTTTTTTTGTAACTCCATCTGGATTATCCTCTGTTCTAGAACCATGGAGCACTATATCTTCATTACCTAAATACTTAATATCCGCTTTGGTTAAGGATCCATCTTCAATACCCGTTTGTATCATCCCAATTACTTGAGTTCTAGCAGCTTGGAAAGTTAATTTACCAGCTGATGCATCAACTAAAGAATGTATTTTATCTGAAATTACTGTAGAATTTTCAACTTTACCAGTTCTGTTTAGGGTAATATTTTGATATAAACCTTTTCTTTCATTAATTTCAGCTTCAACTGCAAGAGCTTTACCTAATTCTATTCGATGGTTATTAGCCCTAATTTGAGCCTTTTCCATCATAGGGTAAGTTATATATTTTCTAATAAATCCTTTATCATAACCACCTTTTTCAGTTACATTCATTATAAACAATCTATCTAACTGCTTATCAATGTAATTCCAGTCTTTTGTATTCAACTTAGCTTCAGATAGAGACATCATCTTCCAACCACCTTTACCATCAGGTACAGGTATTTTCATAGTCTCAACTGATAATCTATAATTATCGTAATATAATCCACCTAATGTCTTTGCTTCATCTCTATTACGGATGAGATCAGAGTATTGACCAAAGTAATCTCTCATCATATAACGGTCTTCTAATGCAACATTATTCTTAGCCTGTTCTGACTCTGAAATAATTTGACCTGCATTAGATCCTTCCATTATCTGGAATTCACCTTTATTATAAGCTTGTAGAACTTTATCACTTTGTGGACCTTCTGGTGAGATAAAGTTTTCATAAGCTTTATCATATTCTTGTCTAGCTGATTCCCATTTTGCTACTTGTGTTAAGGGTGCTACACCAGTCTTTGCTATATCAGCTAAAGCCATGAACTGATTAAACTTTCTATTATGCATTTGATTATAGAAAGAAATCAGTGCTTGACTTTCTGCTTCTACACCTTTAACAAAATTATCATTAGCTGCATTAACTGCTTTAACATTATCATGTTCAAGACGGTTAAATTCTGAATAATTTGTATCAGAGATATCCTCTGCGGTAATTTTACTTTTACCTAAGTTTTGTAACCATTCTGACATAATTTTAACCTCCTATAGGT